ACATCCACGACAACGGGGCACCTGAAGCCAACATTCCGGCCAGACCATTCATGCGTCCGGGTATTAAGAAGGTGGAGCGTGATATAACCTTGCAGTTTAAGACTGCTGCATCCAAAGCCATGCAAGGAGAGGATGTAGTCCTTAGGTATATGCATAGAGCTGGTTTAATCGTGCAAAATTCAATTAGAAACACAATTAATGAGGGGATACCGCCACCCTTGGCTGAAAGCACGCTAAGGGGTCGCGCAAGGCGCAATATGAAGGGTTCAAAAGCAGAGCTGGCTAGCCGGGCTGCTGGTAATGCACCATCTATAGATACCACAACCCCATTAGTTGTTACCGGTGGGCTGCGAAACTCAATTACGTACGTTGTCAGGGAGAAAAAGTAAATGGCCTTCTTGGATATAAGTGAGGTTCTGTTGGATCCTGACTTTACCGATAACTTCGTGGTAACTCGCAGGTTGGAAGTGGTTGGCACTAATGGCCGGTCTAACGTGACTCAGTTCACCAAGCCAACTTTTGGAGTAGTGACCGCTGCCGGGCGTAATGAGCTTGAGCGCGTACCGGATGCCGATACCTACAAACGCATCATCGTGATTGTGACTAAGTTTCCGTTGCAGGGTGAAGTAACTCTCGGTAACGGCATCACATATAAACCAGACCTAGTAGTTTGGCGCGGTAATAATTATTTGGTAAAAGAATGTGATCTATACCCGCAGTTTGGAGCGGGCTTCGTGCAGGCTATTTGCACCAGCGAAGACATTATAGACACCTCAGTGTTCCCATACGGTGGGATGCTATTTAATCAGAAGTCAAATTCATCTTACCTAGGAGCAGTGTAATGTTACTCAACATAGTAGATGGTACGGGTCTCCCTCAGAGAATTATAGTAGAGGGGCAGGAAACGGTAATCGACCAGTCAGGTATTATTGTGGCTACTGGCGTGGCTCAGGTATTGGCTGCTGCTAATGCTAATCGTAGTGGTATCATCTTGCAGAATGATGGCTCCCACAATATGGAAATAAATGATCTTGCTGCGGCTGCTAGTCCAACCGTGACTGATAATGGATCATTCGTAGTCACTCCCGGATCCTACTGGCCACCAGCAGGGTATCCAGTAAGTACTGGAGCAATCAGCGTCAGCGGGACTACCGGTGACACTTACACATGCAGGACTTGGTAAGGAGTAGATCATGGGAAAAACAATTCATATACACCTAGACAGAATCGCAACTAAAGATAACCAGAAACCCTACGTTTCCAGCACAAAAGAAGCTTGGGAAGTTCTAGGCAACAAAGGACAGACGGTTAAGACATACCCAAAGACCGATAAAGGAATGCAAGATGCGCAAAAGTACCTAAAGGACAACTTTGAGACATTAACTAAGGACTCTGCGGAAGATAAAGCAAAGGTTCAAAACTTGATTGAAGAAGCCATCCGGTTCCAGCAAAAGTTGAGGTCTTGTATGACTTCAAGTAATGGCCGCTATGTTAGGGAAGCAATCGACTCAATGACTCCAGTTATCTCTGCGCTTAAAGAAGCAAAAGGGGATAGTTAAAAGGAACCTAAATGGCAAATGATTCTAGTACTGGTGGGTTCCTCCCACCTAACCCTAGTCCTGCCCCATTACAAGATGCTGCGTTAGCTGACTTCTTCCAAGGCTTGGTGGTTGGTATCACTGGGATGGAAGCTTCTCTTGTGCGCCCACGGTGGCAGCCAGAACCCCCGGATATGCCCGTAGGTGACTGGGCGGCTATCGGGATTATGTCGCGGGAGTCAGATACTTTCGCTTATGAGTCTTGGGTCGGGACTGATGCTAACGGGATGGCTCAGTTACAACGGCATGAAGTACTAAAACTCCAAGTATCATTTTATGGTCCTAATGCAGATGATAACTGCGGGCTATTTAAAGATGGGTTACAGGTATCCCAGAACAGGGAAGTCCTACAGATAAACAATATGGGGCTGGTAGAGACCCAAGATGCGACCGCCGTACCCACTATCATCAAGGAGAAATGGGTGTATCGAGTAGACCTTAACTTCAGTATCAAGCGTCAGATCATACGCACGTACCCAGTATTCGCATTACAGTACGCTTTAATCGAACTCATAGAAGACGTACCACCGGTAATCATAGAGTTTATGGTAGGGGCTGGCTACATGCTGGATAAGAATTTTGAATTAAACAATGCAAACCTACTAACACCCGGACAGGTTTTAGATGTTAACGTAGTACTCGGTGAAACGACAATTTAACAAGGAGAAGCAGTATGAATACAAGCTCGTTACCAATTAGCCGGTTAATAAATGTATCGATTAACCTGACGCCATTACCGGCGCAGATGCAAAACTTGAACAACCTGCTGATCCTAGGTAATTCAAATGTTATAGATGTAGTATCACGTCAACGTCAATACATTACCATTGATGAAGTAGCAGCAGACTTCGGCACTACTTCTCCTGAGTATTTGGCCGCAGTGTTATGGTTTGAGCAAAGCCCACAGCCAATTAACTTAACTATTGGTCGATGGGCACAAACAGCAACTGCCGCGCAACTCTATGGGGCTCCCTTGGCTGCATCTGCACAAGCTCTGCCAATATGGCAAGCTGTAGCTACTCCTGGATTTAACATGACGGTAGATGGGGTGCCACTGGCTATTGCCCCAACTAGTTTCGCAGGGATTACTAATCTTAATGGCGTGGCTAACCTAGTCCAGACAGCTTTGAATGCGGCTAACCCGTCTCAGTTTAATGTTGCTACTCTGACAACAACTCAAGTGGCTGCGTTAACCACGGCTCAGATACCAGCATTGTCTAATGGGATCATACAAGCTCTTAATACTGCGGATATAGCCAAGCTAACTACCGTACAGGTTGGAGCATTGACCACGGTTCAGATTGGAGCCCTTACCACTACAAATATAGCGGCACTCACTACGGCGCAAGTATCAGCATTGAGTGTTCCGCAGGTTGCAGCTTTAAATGCTAGGGAAGCTCTCGGAACTCTGGCCATGACCTGCACTTGGAATTCAGTCTACAACCAGTTTGTTATTACGGATGCGATAACCGGATTAAGCTCAACAGTAAGTGTTTTGACTGCCCCAACTGCTACGGGTAACTACAGTTTCGGGATAGTTCAACCAACTGCTAATGATACCGTGACTATTGGTGGCACCGCGATTACCTTTGTGGCTGGCGTGCCAGTCGGTAATCAATCCCAGATAGGAGCAACCGTAGCCGCTACTATAATTAATCTGGCTCAAGTCATAGCTGCATCAACTGATATTAATCTTATCAAGTTTACCCCGTATGCAGGGACCAACAATTTGTATCTTGCTGCGGTCACTCCCGGAGCTGGTGGTAATGCCCTGACAATAACCTCTGCCGGAACCTCACCACCAACTGCATCCGGGGCTACATTATCAGGTGGTGCTACTACGGATATCAGTTCCTTACTCGGTGGTCAAACTTCCAATTCAGGATCATACGTTGCTAACGGGATTAATGCGGAGTCCGCAGCTAACGTAGTTTATTTGTTTGATAATATGTTTGGGCAGAGTTGGTACGGGTTAAATATGCCGACTGCGGTAGATGCTGACCATCTCAATGTGGCAGCTTATATTGAGGCCGCGAGTAATAAGCACTACTACGGGGTGACGACTCAAGAAGCCGCCATACTGAATAGTGGGGACACTACCAATATCGCGTACCAATTGAAGCAGCTTGGGTATAACCGTACCGGGGTTCAATTCTCTAGCAGTAACCCTGCTGCAATGGTATCTGCTCTATCTCGTATACTCACCACCAACTATAACGCTAACAATACGGTGATTACGTTAATGTACAAACAGGAACCGGGTATTGTTCCTGAAACTCTAGCGGTATCTCAAGTGACTAACCTTGAGAGCTACAACGCCAATGTGTTCCTTGAGTACAATAACAACACCGCTATCTTTGAACCTGGAGTATCTGTATCTGGTAACTATATTGATACGGTTATGGGGACAGACTGGCTAGCACTGGACATTATGACCTCTCTGTATAACCTGCTCTACACCAGCCCAACTAAAATACCGCAGACAGACGCGGGGACTCATCAACTGGTTACCACGATTGAGGCGGTGTGCTCACAAGGGGTGACTAACGGTCTACTGGCTCCAGGAACATGGCAGAGTAATGGGTTTGGGTCTCTTAACACTGGGGACTTTATGCCAAAAGGTTACTACGTATACGCCCCACCAGTGGCTACACAGAATGCGGCTAATCGCGCAGCTCGTCAATCCGTTCCTATCCAAGTGGCTGTTAAATTGGCTGGAGCAATCCAAACAATTGACGCAATAATTAATGTTAATCGGTAAAAGGAGCAACACATGAGTACATACAGTTTTTTGGACAACAACTGCGCGATAGTCGGCCCCGGCGGTTCAGTTAACCTAGCCGCTGGCGCTGGGGCTGCTGATGAAGGCATTACCATCAGCCCATCAGAAGCAATCAACACAATGGCGGTCGGGGCAGACGGGACTCCGATGCATTCGTTGCACGCTAATAAATCTGGTAAAGCCACTGTTACATTGCTAAAGACATCTCCGGTTAACCAGCAACTGGCGCAGATGTATGCGTTCCAGACTTCCGCTGGAGCTAACCATGGGCAGAATACTATTTCTCTTGCTAACAGTCTTACAGGAGATACAGTTACCTGCCAGATCGTTGCGTTTGCAAAGGCTCCTGAGCTGAAGTACGCCAAGGAAGCCGGTAACAACGTATGGGAATTTGACTGCGGAATAATTGATCGTACCCTTGGAATCGGTGCCTAGGAATGAAAACTATATCAGTTGGAGAAAGTCAGTACCAGATAGGTGACTTGAATGCGTTTGACCAGTTAAAAGTAGCAAGACGTTTAACCGCAGTATCATCACTGATCCAAGCCATGACCTCAGATAAGAACAAGGATAAGGACATGACATTCTTAGTGTTGCTTATGCTAGGTCAACTTACAGATGCAGATAGTGAGTTCGTAGTACAGAAGTGCTTATCAGTGGTAAAGCGGCAATCTGGTGAGTCCTTCGCGAAGCTTACTACCCCATCTGGTGACCTGATGTTCCAGGATATTGGGATGAAGATAATGATTGATCTTACCGCTGCTGTTATTGTGGAGAATTTAGGGGATTTTTTCTCTACCGCCCTTTCCAACTTGGAAGCACCGGAGAGGGCGCAAGTTTAGTCCACATGACCTCTGAGGAAGACTTTCTGTATCGGCCAATACTGCGCGGTATGTGCAAGGCTGAATCATTGCAGGATGGGACGCTGGATCTTCTTGCTATTACAAAGCTTAATGAATGTATTGACGTAGAGCATAGAAATAACACTCTTCTAAGTAAATAAGGAACCACCATGGCCGGTAGTGCAGAATTACTCCAAGAATATTTAGTAAGTGTTGGATACCACGTTGATGCCGTGTCCCAGAAAAAACTTACTGATGCTCTTTCAGCTACTGAGAAGATGATACTCGGAGTGGGAACTGCTGTAGTGGCTACCGTGATTGAGGTGGAAAGAGCGGTAACTGAGTTTGCCTACTCTATGCGCAAGATGTACTTCGATGCCCAGCTAGCAGGAACATCTGCTGAGAGCTTACAGAAGATGGCCTATGCTGGTAAGCAGGTAGGAATTAACACTGAATCAATGGCCCGCACTATGCATGATGCTGGGGTTAATTTTAGATTACCATGGATGGTTAATTATGCTTCGTCACTTACTCATATCAACGAGACCGGTAAGAAGACTGAAGAAATACTTACTGACTTAAT